ATCTCCTGGGCTAAAACCTTGCGTTATGTTGATGCGCAATACGGCGTGACTGCTATCAGCTTGTTGGGGCCACTCAAAGAATTATCACTGGCAGCCCAAGTGAAAGTGGTCAGAAGAGATTCACGCTTCACTATATTGCTTATTACTAAATCATCTTCGTCAGATCCAGCAGATCTCAAATCAACAGACAGTTCCTGCTTAGGATCTAAAACAATTCTTTTCCCAGTATCCATGCCAATTGAAGTCGCTGCATTTTGAAAAGGTTCGCTCTTCATGCGCATGGGTTCGTCAATCAGTGTAGGATAGGACCATCCTAACGCAGAGGACATATCTGAAACTCCTTGAAGAACACGACCACTTGCTTTTGCATACGACCCTATAACAGGCACGTCAGACATAGCCCATGCAGCTTCACTCATGCTCTTAGTAGCCGAACTAATTGGTCCAGTTATCCGTTCATCTGATTCGGTAGTCACCTCCAACTGTGTGGCTGTCGGTGATCCAAATTCTACATTTTCCAGCCAGGCATACACTGCTAGTGACACAGGTGTTGACGTTGCATTCGTACTCTTCAAATCATTAATACTCTTCAAATACAAAACGCCCAATGCTGTGGCATCTTGAAAATCGTCGACTGCTGCCATAACCGATGTGGAGTTATTAAACAAACGCATGACAGGCTGCGGGGATAGATAAGGAATTACCATTTCGACTGGTTCATTGGCCACAACGTCACATGATCGTGCGTATGGGCTCTGGCTAAGATATACCAGTTCACCAAAGGCAGCTCCTGAAAGAGCCGATGATACCAACGTTTGTAGCTCCTTAAAAGGCTCATTATAGTCGGGAAATGGCAAGTAAGAAAACAAATATCTACCATAATGGAAAGGCATTCCGGAAACGGATATGCGCACGTGAAGATCGGCTCGCAAATAAGCCGTATTCCTCAACTTAGCGCGCACCGACGGTTGACTCAGCAGCGCATCCCAAGGATTTATCGCCTCATTCAGCGTAATACCTGGAGTATTGGAATATGCCGCAATTCTAACCGGTCGGCTTAAGAAATCCCTAATACTAAGGGGGACATCTTGGCCAACATCAACATTTTGTGACGGGGTTGTCTTCAACACATCCATAGATCCTCCTGACATATCTACAAGATTTTCATTCTTAACTTCCTGCATAGATCCGTCCGGTTCTAAATACCCTTCAGCTGATTCAGTACTAAATGCCGTAGACCGTCGAAATGCGCGTTCCAAAGTTTCTATGGATAAACGCAGACCGTCTCTCTTCGCTCTATAATTCATACAGTTGTCGCAAAAAGTTCTATAATCTTTGTCTGTTCCATAACGTGAAAGGGATACAATTTCACTTCGTGATAAAAAAGCCAGCTCTTCCATTCCTGAAGGAGCTTTTTCTTCTATCTGGAGTAAATCGGTGCGCATAGTATCGATTTCTCCTTTTAAATAATAATTAAATTCAGTAGGCCATTGTAATACTTGAGGTAGACGGCTTACTTCTATGCCCCAAGCTCTAGCGATGAACAAATGGATGACAGTTTTTGCCACCACAGTTTGTTCTCGAATGAGAAATTCAAACGCAAAATTATCGCTAAAAAATTTTCCGTCTCTATCTTCAAATTCGTACTGTTCTTCCTCCGTGACAGTGATTGACTCGGTCGTAAAAGTGTCTTCTCTCTCTAGAGAAGCCTTAATTTCATCATAAGTTTGGATGACAGGGGATTGTAACTCATATTCTTTAACGAATATATCCTTTCCCCATTTCCTAACTTTGTTAAACTTATTTTTCGGTATTGTTAAATAAACCTCACGTAGAAAAGAATTAAAAGCGTTCAAAATTTGGTCCTGCTCACTGGCGACCCTTGATGGAATAATCCATCCTATAGTTTTTTCCGCTGAATTCATCGTTAAAGGCATCTTCCACATTCCTCCTTCATAAATAAAATGGCGCCGCAAAAAGCTAGATTCAAATATCTTAACATACCCCGCGGTATGATCCCCTTTGAGTGCACTAGTAAAAGTCATTCCTAAATATCTAGCACAAGCTTCGGAAAAATAAAAATTGTTGAACCATTCGCATTCTGGTGAAACTGCCGTTAACATATCATCGCCATATATCAAGGGCGCCAGGTGTTCAAAAGGATCTAAATCTTTCCCTTGCGGATGAGAAATGAACAAGAACACAATGATCACAGCTCCTTTCACAGTGTTATCTTCAGCCGTTCCATACTTTCCAGACGGAGTCATCATCACCATAATCAGATCTCCTAAGATATGTAGCACAGGATGCATAAAATCACTGAGCAGTCCCTGCACAATCTTGAGAGCATCATCCGTATAACCAAATTCTTTCAAAAAATGGTAGATAATGGAATACGCTGCCCAAGTGATATCAGGACACATGGATAAGTCATATCCTGCATAGTCTCCTTCTACCAAGCATTCGTCGCCAGGAACTTTCTTAGAAAAGTATAAGAGATGTTCAGCCAAACTCTTCGCTTCTCTATGAGGATCAACTCCTAGTGCACATCCAAAATCGAGTCGATATTGACTCATCAAAGTGTACATGGGCGACAAAAACTGTTTGGCTACGATTAAACTATCTAACATACCCGCATAAAAAAGTCTTGTTTTGCCAATTTCTATCTTCTTTACTTCTCTTGGCTCATCTTTCGGCATACCGGTGAAAATAATGGGACAATTCTCTCCCCTTAGATATCTTTCTTTACGATCAAGGACTTTCTGCATCAAATTGTCATCTGGCTCATACAAATCCATTTCTCCCAAAACGAAGTGATCTTTCTTCTTTCCTTTGAGTCCGAATCCAGCTCCTTTGCTTTGGTCCAACCTTCTTGTATAATAGTCTTCTCTGGCTCCATTAATGGCCTCTTGCAAGGGTATAGGGGATAATTTGGTAACACCTCTTTTCCTCATTTTCCGGGTCCAGTTTCTTAATATAATACGAATAGTCTTCCTTAATGTTTTACGATCAGCATGTCCTCTGTTTTTATTCATCTTTCTCAGTGCTATATTATAAGGAGAGATCCATTCTCCTTTTTGATTCTTAAACGGTCGCATAGGAGGAGCGCCAAAGGTTTCCTCAGCTATGAAATCCATTTGATCATATAGCATTTCATGAACATGTTTATAGAAGAGAGTTTTCTTTAGTTTACTTTTATGATTCATCATAACAGGTTCATCCAGAGTTCCATACACAACAATGTTGCCCATGTCTTCATAATGAACGGCACTCTTCTTATTCATCTCTTTCCTAAAAGAGAAACCTAAACGACTTTCTGAAGATACCTTCAACAAACCGCTATTTTCTGCCAACTCTTGAGCTTTCTCTTTAACGTTCAACGGAAATGACGCGATCACAATCGTATTGCAATGATCCCCGCCGGCGGCATGAATCCCTACAATGCTGCTGCCCCCTTGCACTTCAGCTATTAAAGGAAGACCACAATCTCCTCCTTTGTGATCTCCTTGCAGAGTCCAATAGTCATTTAACCATATAGTTCCCGATTTATCTTTTACTTTCAACTTCTCATTAAAATGGGATACGTTGGAAATCTTTCCTCCGTAACATCCCTTTGCATGTCTAACTTGGGATAGAGGTTTACAATGCGCAGATATATCGGCAAACTGAAATCCTGAAAGCATGATCAATGAGCAATCATTGCCTAAGCAGACCATATCCTCTTTCGTTATATTAGAAGTTCTCCATGGAGCAGAGGG